ATCGGGGTCGTCGGGATCGGGATCGGGATATATATACTATATCAATAGAATATATATACACACATATATACACATAAATATAAGAAATTAGCGCTGGCCCGGCGCTTTTTTTTTGGCTGCGGCTGGGAAATAACCCGAACAATTGTTCGTTCTCTTCCCAGCAGGATGCCGGGACTTCGGGATTCGGGTTCGGGCTTCGGGCTTCGGGATCATATATGTTCGGGATTCGGGAGCTGGGTATATCCGCAGCCTGTATACCTCCCCGGCAGACACGAAAAACCCTTATAAATATGACAAAAAGTGTCGAAAATTAACCCGAATAATTTCATTTTATCCCACAAAATCCCTTGCTTTATGGGATTAAATAATAGTAGAATAGGTTATTATCTAGCAAAAAGGAAACACGATAATGATACATACATTTGGAATTGAGATTGAAACAAGCGGTGCTTCAATACCTGAAATAAAACGCGCATTTGCCAACGCTGAAATTAATGGTTGCGATGTTAAACCCGATGGCACGCCACGCGTTGATGCTGAAATAGTATTACCACCGCTTGCCGCTTGCGATTTCGCTTTTGACTATATCAAGAAAATTTGCCGCACATTGGCAAGCGTTAACGCACGCGTCAATTCAGCATGCGGTTTGCATGTTCATATTTCAAACGCGCCGCTTGACGATACCACGCATGCCGTTCGCTTTTGTGGCGATAGCATCCAAGTACGCGAAAATACAAACCGTTATATTAGCGGATGTTATGGCGATGCAATGGACGTTGTAGAAGTAAAAGATTTAATGATGCGATACACGCGCCAACAATCTGTCGTTAATACAATGTTTCCACGTTCACGCACTAATAACAGATATTGCGCTCCGCTTTCACTATCGCGTATTGAAAACGCCAACACTATTCAGCAATTAACATTTGGCAAGTTTACAGCAATCAATCTTCAAACATGGTCAAATGGCACAATTGAATTTCGCCAAGCAAGCGGCACAATTGAAGCGGACAAAATTATCAATTGGGTTAAATTCCTTTTAAACCTAGTTGACCATACGCGCACCAATCGCGTTGAAAATGGAAACCGAACAATTGACCACAACACACCCGAACAACCATTTCGCCGTGGTGCAAGAGTTGGCGTTCAATATCAAATGATGCGTTCCGATGGTGGCGCGACTACTCAAGAAATAATGGACGCAACGGGTTGTAGTGAACAACGCGTTCGCGCCGCTGTTAGTGAAATCCGAAATCGTGTTGGTGATATGGCGGTGGTCACTAATACCCAACAAGCGAACGGCGCGTCATATGGTGATGGAACGCACCACACTAGCTACACTGTTTTGTTTACATATACCGAACAAGGTAGCGGCGCGTCATTATTGCCTGAACATAGAATAGGCAACGCTAGCATTTGGTCAGGTGTTAGCGATGAATTATTTGAATGGTGGCAAGATAGGATAACCACGCTGTCATAGGGCAGCGCAACAAAACGAAATCAGAGCGGCCTTGCCGCTCTTTTTTTTGTCTCGGGTCCCTTGCCAATTTTAACAATTGGTCGGGATCGGAATTACCTAGACCCCTAACCCCCCCTAAAAACCTAGCGGTTATCTCGGTACTACTACACAGTGTTTCCCACGAACAATCACCAGCGAAAACCTTTTTACTGTCTATGGGTCCCATAGGGGTGTCAAAAAATTTTTTTTAAAAATTCCGTTGACGGCTCCTTTAGATTCCCATATCTTATGTAAAAAGGGGGTTATTTTGAATGTCTGAGAATTGGTGGGAAGATTTGGGCTTGATGCGTAGGTTGTATCGTTATGACGCTGAGAGTGGTTTGATATATGCGTGTGATCGTTTGGAGTATGATTTTGAGGATCGTGGTGAGGGTAGATCATTTATGAGTGCTTCTGGTGCTGCTGTGAAGTATAACAAGGAGTTAAGTGGTCGTTTGTCGTTTAACAGGCGTATTAGGACGACTAGATCGACTTGTGATTATTTGTGTGGTGGTGCGTCTTATAGGGGTGTTGAAAAGAAGTTGTTTGCGCATCGCGTGGCGTTTTTCTTGTATCACGGTCATTATCCTGTTTTCCCAAATTCTGTTGATCATATTAACAGGGATGGTTGTGATAACAGGATTGTGAATTTGCGAGAGGTTACGCCTCGTGAGCAGTCTGCTAATACTGGATTGAGCAGGGCGAATACGTCTGGAGTTAAGGGTGTGAGTTTTTTGAAGGATCGTGGTAAGTGGCGTGCTTCTGCTAATATTGATGGTCGGAAGGTAAATTTGGGGACGTTTTTTGATATAAACGATGCGATTGCGGCGCGGAAGGCGGCTATGGATGCCTAAATACAGGTTAGATTACGGTGATAGTTTTGATTTTTATGCTCAGACTGCTGGTGAGGTTGTTCCTATTTTGCAGGATCGTCATACGTTGGGTGGTGACAGTGAGCGTAATTTTTGTCGCAGGATAGCGATTGAGATGTGTGAGTGGAACAGCGGTGATTATTATTTTCATAGCCGTGATGCTTTAGCTGAGAGTATGTTTCGCAATGGATTATTAGAGGTGATTGATTAAATTTTAAAAAATTGTTAGTGTTGCTGCGAGACATTGGAGGTTTTGTGGAATGATGCAGCAACAGATGCCGATGGGACCGCCTATGGGTGGTATGATGGGTCCTCCTATGGGTCAGGCTCCTCAGATGCCACAGGGTCCTCAGAGTATTCAACCTCAAGCGCAGCAGGGTCAGCAGGTTACAGGCTATGGTGGAAACACTAGGGGTCGTGCTGGTTTTAAGGCATATATGCGTCAGCGGAGGGCTGAGACTGAGGGTCGTATGACGTATCCGCAGCCCTCTATGCAACCCATGAGGGCATTACCTCCTCCACCTATACCTCAATTTGCAATGCAGCAAGGACCTATGGTTGGCAGGCGATTGTTTGGCAACGGCATGGTTAACAGTTCTCCGACTCAGATGATGGGTGGTGGTGCTGTTCCGTTATTTAGGGGATTGGGTTATTATTGATGAATAGGGGTATATGTTATGGCTCGTAGTGAGGCGGAAGTTCAGGCTCGAATAAACCGAGCGTTGAAGGAGAGTGGTGGTTCGTGGACTTCTGAGCTTAATGATTTGGTTGCGGAGCGTTCTGACATTCGTTCTGCTCCTCCTGCGCCGACGAGTTCTACATTTGAGAGGGGTCGTGGTAGTATATACGACACATATCGGCCTCCTTCTTCGCCTGTTGTTTTGCCTTCTCCTGCGCCTGCGCCTGTTTTTCTTCCTGATTTTGACGTTTTGGGTGGTTTTACTCAGGATGAGGTTGATGCGTCTAACCGTGAGGCTCAGTTGGGTGCATTTTTTGATGACATGATATTTGATCAGCAGCTTGGAGTTCCGGGCGGCAGTATTCCGGGTGATGAGGTTGTTAGCACTGGTACTGGTCAGGTAACTATGGACCCTTTGACTGGTGCTATTGATCCTTATGGGATGGATGCTATTGCGTCTACTATTAGTCAGCTTGAGGATTTTGGTCTTGATAGTTTTGCTGACAATGATTCGGTTGACGTTGGTGATAATTTAGATGTTCTTGCATCTGAGCTTTTTGCACCGAATAGCAATTCTGGGGTTGATTTATCTGGTCCTGCGGCTGCTGAAGCTAGGTTTGGTGCGCCTATGGGTGAGTCACAAACTGGGCCTGTTCTTCCTGAAGACCGTGATTCAGTTCTTGTGTTAGATTATCCAGAGCCTGCTCCTATAAGGACAGGAAGGGGTTATGACACGAGTTTTGGTGAAGATTTCTCATCTTATGCTGTAACTCCAGAGCAGTCTGCATATAGCACGAGTATTGGTGCGGGTGAGGAAGACCCTTATGATCCGAGGGGGATTTTGCCTATTTCTGAGCAAGTGAGGAGAGCGATACCAATCACTACTCAAGCGATGACGGATGCTCCTATTTTTGATCCTTTTTCGATTGGCGCGGAGGGTACTGGTAGTTTTGAGAATCTTCTGAACACTCAGCCTATAGATCAGTCTGAGATGAATGTAATTTCTGATACGATCAAGGGTTTTGAGGGTTTTGCTGGGGTTGGTGGTTTTGATGTTACTGCTGATCGTGCTGGTTACGGCAGTGATACGAAGACTGATCCTATAACTGGTGAGGTTACGCGGATTGAGGATGGCATGACTGTAACGTTGGAGGAAGCGGAGGCTGATTTAAACCGCAGATTAACGACTGAGTTTGTTCCTAGTGTTGTTGATGCTGTTGGTGCGGATACGTTTTACGCGATGGACCCTGCGACACAGGCTGCTTTGACTTCGATTGCGTACAACTATGGCGCTGGTTGGGCGAGTAAGTTGCCGACTTTAGCTGCTGCTGCGCGAAGTGGTGACAGGGATGCGATTGCTGACGCTATTGCGGCTCGTGCTGGAGACAATGATGGGATAAATGAGTCTCGCAGGCTTTCTGAAGCTGAGATGGTACGGACGGGTTCTTCTCCATCTGTTCCTCCTGTTCCAGAGGTTAATGTTTCAGAATCCGTTGTTCCAGAGGCTGTTGAGCCTGTAATTCCAGAATTTAACATTCGTGATCCTGAAGAAGACATGAATTTATTTCCTGTTGATTCTGAGGCTCCAGACTTTAGCATTCGTGATCCTGAAGAGGATATTGGTTTATTTCCTGATGCTGATGAATCTGACTTGGATCAGGGCAGTTTAATTAATCAATCAACGCAGGATGCTATTAACGAGGCTGTTGCTGCGGTTATAACTGGGACGCAGATAGAAGATACTGATACGGTTGTTGGTTACAACAGTGACGGTGATCCTATTAAGACTGGTGTTGCTGATTCAGTTCTTTCTAATTTTGGTGTGAGTGCTGGTTTTGCCGAGGACTTTATGGGTTCTGGATTGGGTCAGATTTTAATAAGTGCTTTGATTCCGTTTGGCGGAGCTTTGTTGAAATGGGCGCAAGGTGCGGACACAGAGAAGCGCCAAGAGATGGCTAGTGTTCTTGCATCTGGTGGGGGTATTCCTGTTTACGATGGTAATGGTAATTTACTTGGTATTCAGAAGAATAACGGTGAGTATCTTGGGTATTCTTCTAACGAGGGTGGATATGTTTATGACGAAAGTGGTAACTTAATTAAGTCGGACATTGTTATTCCCAAGAAGTCAGTGGTTGATTTTGGTGATGACGGCGGTGGTTCTGTTGATGAAGAGGCTGAAGAGGATTTCACTGCGCCTAAGATTAGTCTCAGAGAAATTGACCGTAGCCCTTCTATTCCAATAGACCCAATTATTGAACCACCATATTTACCATCTCCACGCAGTGAAGGTATGATTATTCGCACTCCGCGTTTTAATCGTGGTGGAGTTGTAACACCTAACATTGATATGTTTATGCGCTCTATGAGGGGCTGATATGTATAGAAACATTGATACATTTTTTCAGGGCTTTGCGAACGGTGGCATGGTGGGTGAGCGTGGTCGTGGGAGTATTTACGACAGTTATCGCGGCGCGAAGAAGAAAGAGGAAGAAGAGGAGAAGAGAAAGATTATTTCTTCTCCAGTAGTTAATCTGCCTTCTTTTTTGCAAGAAGATTATAGCGTTCCAGTTGATCCATTTACGAGTCCTGACACTGGTAATATTGCGAGTGATCCTATGTTTAGGGATTACATTCAGCCTGAAGTTCAGCCGAGTTACATAGCGGATCAAGCTCCGATTGTTGGTAAGAGTTATGCGGAGATTGCGAGTGATACTTCTGGTGATGTTGGGGAGTATATTTACAACAATCCGAAGCAGGCTGCGATAGATTCTGCGCGTGGTTTAGGTTCTCTTCTTGTTGGCGACTTTGCTCAGACTGGAGAAATTGCTGATTTTGATCTTTTTGGCGGCATACAGGACGCTGGAGAGCAGGTTTACGACAGCGCCAAGACTCTTTTGTCTAATGATTACTTTGGAAATAAATATAAAGATACAATTGATCATGACGTTTATGAGCGGCATATGGAAAATATGGCGACAAATCCTGAATACGCAACTGCGTATAGGGAGGGGAAGCTGGGCGACATTGCGACTGTTGTGGGCGCAGGTCTTCCTGTGAAGCCTGTAGCTCAGGGTCTTGGTTCTGCGATTAAGGGCAGTGATGTGAGCAAAGCGCTTCGAGGTGAGCTTGGTGAGTCTTTTTATGGTCCTGATGGCCCTGCGGTTATGCCGAATGTGGGTGGTTTTGAGCTTCCGTATTCTAGCAAAGAAGCGTTTAGAAGATATACTGAATTAAAAGATCAAGGTTTGTCTGACGCTGAAATTCAACGCCTTCATGGTCTTAAACTTTATAGTTCAGGAGATGGGGTGAATCAGGTTATTGGTACTGTTAAGCCATCAAATCAAATAGACACATCAGATGTACCTTATGAAGTTAAAAGAATGCGGCCTTACGCCGGGTGGTTTAATCCATCTGATAACAGCATAAGCATAAGTGATAAGTACCCAGTAGGTTCAGCAGGATTTAAAAACATACTTCTCCACGAAGCTGAACACCTAAATCAAAAAAAAGCAGGCTTAGGAAGCTATGAATTTGGTACTGGTGGTCCTCATTCTATTTTCCACCGCCAGAGAAGGATTTTAGAAGATTTAAATCAACAAATTCGAGGTGAAAAAGACCCTTCTAAAAGACAATCTTTAATTGCTGAGAGAGACAGGGTTGCGGATATTGATGCTGCTGGCGCTTATTTCAACAGTCCTAAAGAAGTTGGAGCAAGGCAGGCTCAATTAGGACCTGTTAGAACATATGATCCTACGATTACTGCGACTGAGCTTCTTGATCCAACAATTAACATAGGCAAGGGTCTTGGAACTCGCGTTAGTGAGGCTTTTTCAAGAGCTATTCTTCCGACTTTCAGAGGCTTGTCTCGTTTTAGAGAAATGAGTCCAAGAATTCCGTTCACGAACAGCAAATTATTTACTGGCTTTGATGAGGCATTCTTGCCATTGGCATACATGAATATGCCTGAAACGCCTAGCACAAGAGGAAATCAGCCTGTTCCGTTCTTGGGTGGGTACAGAGGCGATGAAGTTGATCAAGGCCCTGCATATGACGCATCTGTTGATGGTGGTGGCAAAGGGTTTGATTTTGTTGAGGAGTTTCTTTCTGAATACAATCCTAAATCAGCCAATCTTGAATTTACAAACAAGAAAAAAGAAATGATTGGTGAGGGCATGAGTGGTTCTGATCTTGAGTTTGCCTTAAACAATCTTGCGCGGAGACTTGGCATTGAACGACCTGACTAGTGATTTTTCCAAGTATCTAACAGATGAGGAGTTAGCCAAGGTTGCTCCTATGCTGGAGCGTTTGAAGACGCTTGATGAGCGCACTGAGAAGCAAAAAAGTTATATGGACTTTGTAAAGTATGTTTGGCCTCAGTTTATTGAGGGCAGGCATCACAAGATTTACGCTCAGAAGTTACAGGACGTTGCGGACGGCAAAATCAAGCGTTTGATTGTTAACATGCCGCCTAGACATACAAAGTCTGAGTTTGCGAGTTATCTGTTTCCCACTTGGTTGATGGGTAGAAGGCCCGACTTAAAGATTATTCAGGCGACTCACACTGCTGAGTTGGCTGTTGGTTTTGGTCGTAAGATTAAAAACTTAATTGAGAGTGAGGAGTTCAAAGATGTTTTCCCGAATGTCAGTCTTGCTTCGGATGCCAAAGCGAGTGGTAGATGGAGTACGAACGGTGGCGGCGAGTATTATGCGGTTGGTGTCGGTGGCGCTCTCGCGGGGCGCGGCGCTGACCTTGCGATTATCGACGATCCTGTCTCCGAACAAGACGCGCTGAGTGTTACGGCTTTAGATAACATCTACGAGTGGTACACTTCTGGTCCACGGCAGCGTTTACAGCCCGGTGGGTCTATTATTATTGTTATGACGCGGTGGTCTATTCGTGACCTGACGGCGAAGGTTTTGGCGAAGCAGAGTGAAAAAGGCGCTGATAAGTGGGAAGTTGTTGAGTTTCCTGCTATTATGCCGTCTGGTGATCCTCTTTGGCCTGAGTATTGGGCGCTTGATGAGCTTGAGGGTGTTAAAGCTTCTATCCCTGTAGCCAAGTGGAATGCGCAGTATATGCAGAACCCCACTGCTGAAGAGGGCGCTATTATTAAGCGTGAGTGGTGGAACGTGTGGGAAAAGGATGATCCACCTGCATGCAGCTATATTATCCAAAGTTATGATACGGCATTTAGTAAGTCTGACAGGGCTGACTTTAGTGCTATTACGACTTGGGGTATTTTCCACAACGATGAAACGCGAGAGGATCACATTGTTCTGCTTGACGCAGTTCGTGGTCGTTGGGAGTTTCCAGAATTAAAGCAGCAAGCGAATGAATTGTACGACTTATACGAGCCTGACATGGTTCTTGTGGAGCAAAAGGCTAGTGGTATGCCTCTCACGCAAGAATTAAGGCGCATGGGCATACCTGTAACGCCTTTTACGCCCAGTAGGGGCGCAGATAAGTTTACACGTATGCATGCGTGTGCTCCTGTTTTTGAGAGTGGTATGGTGTGGGCACCAGATTCTAATTTTGCTGATGAAGTTATGGAAGAATGTGCTGCATTTCCGAATGGTGAACATGATGACTTGGCGGATTCGATGACTCAGGCTATACTGCGTTTTAGACAAGGTGGTTTTATTATCACTCCGAGCGACTATGACGATGACGATGAGCTTGCGTATGCACGTAGGAAAAGGGAATATTACTGATGGCGGAAAATATAAAGGACAAAGCTAATGCCTAATACACCAAAGAAATATAAAGGATTTTCAAAGCTGCCTGAAGAAGTGCAGCAGAAAATGGACCCAAAAGCTGCCATGAAGTACATGGAAGGTGGTGCGGTTAAGAAATACATGGGCGGCGGCAAAGTTCGCGGCTATGGACATGGCGGCGGTGTTTGCCGTGGTGGTGGCTCTGCTGTCAGTGGAACCAAGTTTGCTGGAGTAAAGTAAATGGCTAAAATCGTTATCAACATTGACATGGATGAGTTGAAGTCAGGCATTAACCAAGTTGTTGATGACGATATGTACGAAATGGAAGAAGAGGAATTTGTTTGTCCTCTTCCGACTCAGGACTCTAAGTTAAATTCTGAAAATCGTGAATATGTTATTAAAGAGCATTCTTATGGCCCATCAGAGGGCGGTAAAGAAATGTGCGGAACTTGCAGTTATTACAGCATTAAGTCTAAAATGCTTGATTGCTTGAGCAGTGGTCTTGAAATGGATGTCGAAGGTGTGGGATATTGCGTAAAGTTTGAATTTGCTTGCAAAGCTGAAAATGTTTGTGATGCTTGGGAAAAGGGTGGCCCCATAACTGACTTTGACGACATTGATACGCTTGAGCCGATTGAGGGTAACGAAAAGGATATTTTCTAATGGCAGTCGAACGTGGATTAGGTGCAGGTGGATTGCCTGAAGACCCAATGATTGCGGAAGCTGAATCTCTTCAGAACGTAATTGATTTGCCTGCGCAGCCGGGAGTTACTGAATTTGATGATGGCAGTGCAATTATAGGTGATTATGAAGCGGACCAGCCTCCTGTTCAGCCTGTTCCGTTTGATGGCAATCTAGCAGAAGTTGTTGATGAAGCCGAGCTTGGTCGTATTTCATCTGACTTGGTAAACTCTATTGAAGATGATTTAGCTTCTCGTGAGGACTGGGAAGATACTTACAAGCGTGGTTTAGAGTTCTTAGGAATGAAGACAGAAGAGCGCTCAGAGCCTTTCGAGGGTTCTTCTGGCGTTATTCACCCACTGCTTGCTGAAAGCGTAACTCAATTTCAAGCGCAGGCTTATCGTGAGTTATTGCCAGCCACTGGACCTGTTCGCACAGCGGTTGTTGGCGCTCAGAATGAAATGCTTGTTAAGCAGTCCGAGCGCGTCAAAGATTACATGAATTACATGATTACCTACGAAATGGAAGAGTATGATCCTGAGTTGGATCAGATGCTTTTCTATCTTCCTGTCATTGGTTCTACGTTTAAGAAGGTTTACTTTGATCCGCTTAAAGGTCGCGCTGTTAGCAAGTTTATTCACGCTGAAGATATGATTGTGCCTTATGGGGCTACTGACTTGCTTTCATCACCTCGTATTACACACCGAATTTCGATGGATTCTAATGAGGTTAGAAAGCTACAGTTAACTGGATTTTATCGTGACATTGATATCCCTTATGAATCAGAGGGAGGCAATTATCAGGCGGATGAGGTTGAAGAGACTATTGATGATGTGCAAGGTGTGCATCCTTCAGGCCCATCAGAAGATTTAAATTTATATGAAGTTCACGCCAGCCTTGATATAGAGGGCTTTGAAGATATAGGTTCTGATGGCACGCCCACAGGCTTAAAACTTCCTTATATTATTACGATAGTTGCTGAAAGCGGAGATGTTTTGTCCATCCGCCGGAATTATCAAGAGGTAGACCCAATGAGGCGTGCGAAGCAATATTTCGTACATTATAAATTCTTGCCGGGTCTTGGATTCTATGGCTTGGGCTTAACGCACATGATTGGCGGTTTAGCACAAGCATCTACATCTATTTTGCGTCAATTAATTGATGCAGGCACGCTCTCCAATCTTCCAGCAGGCTTTAAAGCCCGTGGCGCTCGTATCCGTGATGAAGATAATCCCCTTCAGCCGGGCGAATTCCGCGATATTGATGTGGTTGGAGGCACCCTGCAAGGCTCATTGATGCCGCTCCCCTTCAAAGAGCCTTCAGGGACGCTTTATAACCTTCTAGGAACGCTTGTAGACGCTGGACGTAGGTTCGC